TCAGTTATTCTTGAAACAAAACTAATATGACTGCCAGTACCACTATAAAAATTCTGAAAAATAATGTAGGTTTTTGGTTGTAAAAATGCTCCAGTCAATGTGCCTAAATAATCACCTATAGAAGAACGTGTCCACACAATGTCTCCTATGGTATTCTCAAGTATAGATACTGTTGGGTCTGCTGTTCCTATTTGACTAATCAAAGCAATATACTTCTTATAAGGTACTATAGCATCACCATTGATAGTGCCAGTAACTGTAAGGTCACTCACCACCATGCCATCACTTTCTAAGGTTTGACCATTACCTACTATCACACCCTTAGTGCCAGCCGTTACAGTGTTACCTCTACCCATCACTATTGCATCTGCACCTGGGAGAATGATATTACCGTTGGAAGTGTTTGAACGTGTAACACTATCCAAGCCAACAGATGTAATTGCATCACCTATTGGTCTGCCTCCTCCTCTTTTGAACGGTGCCAGGTCAATCTCACTATCCACACTAATCAACTCAACCTTAGTCAAGCTGTTGTTGTTAGCATTGTAGTCTTGTATCTTGTTAATGTTCCACCATGAGTTGTCTATGTATATCCTGTCATTGAGCTTCAAGGACTGGATGTCTACCTCGTCAAGGTCAAACATAGCAGTCAACATCTTACCTACGTTTATCTGGTTGACTGTGCGCCTCCAGTATAAGTTGTACAAGTTGTTGTTAGTTAATGTCTGAGTCTCATAGAAATAGAAGTCATTAGTGCCGAAGTTAATGTCAAAAGTAGGATACAACGGGTCATTGAAGTGACCAATCACAGGGTAGTCAGTCTCACCAATCTGCCCTGTAGTGCCAAAGTCTATGATGTCATACGGTTGACACGTGCCAACACCACCATCATATAAGATACGGATGTTCACATTGGGTGCTTGACCGCTTATTGCAGGGACATAAGCCCCAAAGATTGTACGATATACTGGAGTAGGGGAGAACAGTAGCTCCTTAGTATCAACGTCCTTAACATATTCATTGTCAAAAGTGTATTCAATTTGTCCATATATCTCGCCAGTCGCTTGAGTATATGCCACATTCGGGCTGTCCTCATCAGGTGCATAGGTTAGCTTGAGCTTCTTGTTACTTACATCTGGCAGGAACATTAACTCTTGAGCCTTATCCTTTGCCAGCTTCTGACTCCAATCCTTCTCAGCACCTGAGTCGTAGTACTCATCCCTATGCCTAAGTATTAGGTTGTACGGGTTGTCAACATCCTGCTCAATGTAAAGGTTGTACATCTGAAAGATTGCCTTAACAAAGTCAGACTGCTTTACCTCTACTGGTACGTACTGGTTCATCAGTAAAGTTGAGCCACTCACTTGGATGTTGTTACTTGGTAGTATCACCATGTTGATGGTAGTCAAGTCAAGGACTACATTAACGGAAGCTAATGGATAAGGAACTGTTGTTGATTTCCAAGTTTGAGGTACAAAATTATTTGGCGAAGTAAGAGCTTGATCAGTAAAAGTTTTAACCTCAACACCTACTTCAAGTATTTGAATATCTGCTGCATCTATAGATAGTACAAATGGATCATTAGTAACAGCAGGAATATCTAAAGTATCTGCAAAGTTAAGTATTGTAGTACTGCCTGTTGCAAGTGGTGTGGCTAATGGCTGATTAACTACTGTTTGTTGTTGACCATATACAATGACATTCTGTTGACCTGCCACACTTATTACAGCAAAGACTCTGTATCTGTTGTATCGAGCTTGTAAAACATTATTTATATTCATAGATAACCAAGCCGTAGCTCCACTTGTATTGTCAAGCGAGATAGTACCACCTATAGACAACTGATAAGTGTAGTGCTCACCTGCATAAGCATTAGTACTGAATGGTGAAGAGTACTCACCCGTTGTAGGGTCAAAGATAGCCTGTGTATCAATCACCTCACTCCATCCTGAGTCAACTGGCTCCTGGAAGGTAACATTGTACCCCGTTGCCTGAACATTGGTTGTGGTCCATGTGTTGGTTGCCTCAACTCTATAGTCCTGATAGTCTTGGTTGTTGGTATCTCCATTGTAAGGTATCAACAGCTTATCGAAGTGTGCAGCAGCTAACTCACTCCATGTGTATGTGAAGCCAGCCACAGCGAATATCCTATCAAAGTAAGTCTTAGCATAGATGCCAGGCTTGAAGTCATTAGCAGTATAATCTGGTAGGTCATTCCATGGCATCACGTACTTGTAGCCATCTGTTACAGTGTGTGCAAATGATGCCACTATAGCAGATGAGTCAAAGACGTGGTTTAAGTCTGAGAAGTCTAAGTCAGTCAGGTTAGCGTTGGTGATAGCTGTAAAGAACTCAGCCCTGCTATCCTTGATAAGTACGGTGTAGTTCACCTCATCCTCATAGCTGTTGTTGTTCTGCACCTTGTTCACACTTACCAACTGTAGCAGTGCATCATCTAAGATTGGCACACCGTTCTGCACCACCTGGCACTTGGTCAAGGTGTTGATGTTGAACGTGCCTGCTTGGATGTTCACATCGTAGTAGTGACCCAACAGCTCATGGTTGTTCTTAGTACCCTCAAGCACTATGCTCTTGGAGAACGTTCCCTTCCTTGAGGTCAAGTCTCTGATGTCACCAATGTTGAATGTGATAGGTACTGATACGTTCTCAGCCACATCAAGCTGCCCTGTGCTTAGTACTATATTAACCATTTATGATGTCGTTATTAGATAACCTAATCTGTACTGATTGCTTGATCAAGTTCTTGTTGCGTTGCCTCTGTATGTCAAAGTTAGTGTTCAGCACATTACAGCTAATGTACTCAGTGCTCTCAGGCACATGTAAGATGCAGCCATCCTCATCATACAACGGCACCCCGTCCTCTGTGATGTGATACACTACGTTCTTAACATAGGTCTGTGGTGATGTAACTAACTGTTGGAAGTAGATGCCCTCGTTCTCACTCATCCAGTTAGTGTTGAGGTCAATGGTCTTAGTCACTTGGGTGTTGAAATTAACAGCTCCTTGTTCATAACTATTGTACTTCCACTCTGAGCCCGTTACGTATCCTTCCACGTCCTTGTTGTATGTCTCCCTCTTTATGTTTAACTTCTCATAGCTCTTAAGCTGAAAGGCAAAGCTACTCCATGAGCCCATCCTATCTAAGAATAGTATATGACTCTCTGAGATGAGTATCCTCCTATCTATCTTGACCTGGTACTTGAGTGACTTCTGTGCATGAAAGACTCCATCACTGTAGTACATCTCATAGCTCTGAGTAGTTGACTTGACCAGTGGAGCAGTGCCACTCACCAAGGTAAGTGAGCCATAGTTGTTAGGACCAACTGCCAAGCCCTTGATGTAGTCAGAACCCGTTAATGTTTTACGGAACACTGAGCCGTCATCACTTACAAAAGTTATCCTTGGGTTAGTGTTGACATTAGGGTCCTTGATGTTGAGCCATAAGTCCTGACTAGGTGTGCAGCTGAATACTTGAGGCTGGTCAGTGAGCCATTGTCCGTTAACGTTGTCAAGTGTGTAGTCTGTCTCATCCCAGAACGGCATGTCAATCCAAGGTTGCACTCCGTTAAAGACATACTTATCTAAGGTGCTCACTATATCTAAGGTTATTGTCTTTCTGTTGTCAGCATACTTCACTGCACCGTTGATGGTTGCATCTGTCACCTCTGACCATAAGGCATTGATAGTGAATGATGTTGTGCCAACTACTGATACAACAGTGTGCAGACCTTCCACTCCAGGGTTAGCTGCTATACCTCCAGCCGCTTGGGTGATGTTTATCTGGTCACCTACCACAAAGGCATGTGTTGCTGTGATACGCACGTTGCCTGCATTGTTCACCAGGGATGCTGTGTAGCTCAACTCATAGATGTACTCCTCACCTATCTTAACATCATACTCGAATGAGCTATTAGCCGCATCATAGAATGTTGTCACTGTAGGGTTAAAGTCAAAGCTCACCATGTTGCTGAGTAGCTTACTCAAGTCCTGCTCACCATAGCCAGTGCCAAATGTTGGCAGTGCCTTGTAGTATCCTATCCTGTTTGCTGTGCCTGCCTCGAATACCTCAAAGATATATCTGAAGCCATCATTGTTGACGTTGGTTGAGTTGACTATGAACTTGCACTCGTTGTATGCAGGAGTGAAGTCTTGAGGCTGTGCTATGATTGTTGTTGCCATACCTATATTGTATTAGTGTACAGATTCTATTAGAAGGAAAGATATGAGTCATCAGTGTAGTAGTTCTCCTTGATATAGGTTGCTGCATATCGGATGGCATCCATGGCATCATCCCATAACTTGACTGGCTCATCTGTTATCTGGTCGCCTACTTTTTTCCACTTGTAATTCTCATACTCCTTCTTAAGTTGAGGGTGATCCTCACAGATTATACCAAAGGTCTTGATGTTGTCTATACCCTTCTTGACTACCTTGTTAGCATTCTCAATGTAATACCCTGCCCTATCTATCTCTGCTATGGTCTCAGGTCTTGAGTAGTCAGCCAGTATGTTCACGCTCTTGTCTATGCCTAAGTGGTCCATGCGAGCGATGAGGTCAGTAGTGGTGAGGTAGCTCTCATAGATCACTGGCTCAATGTATAGGTCCTTATCCCTCCAGTACACTCTGACCAATGCAGTAGGGTGATTGTAACCGAAGTCAAGCCCATAGACAAACTCTGTGAACTTAGCAGGTCTGTGCTTAACGAATGACCAGTTGGAG